CTTATACCTTGTAGAAAGAGTAATCGGTTGCATGCGGGTTCAATCCCCGCCTCGCCGAAAAATTAAATAAAATGGCAAAAGTAGAATCTACTTACGAAAAGAAAAATAAGGTTTCAAGGCCTGGTGTTCATAGTAAGACTAAGACATCAAATAAAAAAAGATCTAAGAACTACAAGAAACCATATAGGGGTCAGGGAAGATGACTAGAGACTATATTTTAAGCAAGCTCTTTATCATGATCTTGCTTTTCATACTAAGCGTTATCCTGAAAGGATTTCCTATGCACGCTCAATGCGATCTTGAGTTGTTGGATTTCGATCCTGTAGAAGGATCTGTCACTGTAGCATTCCTTAACACAGAAAATTGCGGTGGTGCAGGTGCGCCCGACGGCGTTTCCGAACTGCAGTTTGGATTTCAGGCAATAGACGAGGACTGCAATGCGATGAATACAGGGTGGGACTTCCCGTCTTTTGACTTCCCTCTCAGCGCTACCAGTAACCATCCTGGATGGATCTACAGCGCTACTACTACAGAGTCGCCAACTAACTGGACGAACCTATATGATGAGTCGCTTGTACCCCCGTACTATTCTGGGGACACCGTTACATTCCCTATATTCAACTCATACCAGTCGGATTGCGTAAACGGTCCTTTCGCGGGGCAGATGTACTGCAACCTAGAGAACGTCATAACATACTGGTATACAGAGGGTTATAGCATCCAGGCTGTAATATGGCAGATCAGTTACGGGCAGACTATGTACGCTTCTGACGGGGGCTGGGCCGAGGTTGGAGTTAATGGAGATGGAACCCCTTGGGGGACTGGGCTGTACGAAGACAATAGCTTTCAGGACAACTGGGTTGTGGTTGGCGATTGCGGCGAACCCATACCAGAGGTAGTGATTGACACTATTTATGTAGAGCTCCCGCCTGATACAGTAACGCTTATAGAATATGATACAACGGTAGTTTATGTAGAGCTCCCCCCAGACACCGTGTACCAGACTTTGATCTTATACGACACTATCATCAACTACGTTGAACTACCCCCTGATACTATTACTGTCCCTATAAACTGGTATTTTTACGACACAACCTACGTATACACAACAGACACTTTAATTGAATACTCTTACGAGTACGATATGGTAGAAGTTGATTGCGAAACAGGAAGCCCTTGTATAAGCCCATACGAAGGATGTGATATATACATACCTAATTCTTTTACACCAGATAATGATGGTGTCAATGACTACTGGGGTGCATATACTGATGACAGCTGTTGGATATCTTGGATATTAAAAGTTTTTTCTAGAAGTGGTGAGGTTGTTTGGGAGGGCTTTCATCCTGATGACATATGGATCGGAGGGGATGAATATTATTTACCTTCTGACGTTTATGTATATAGACTTCAGTGTGAGGGCTATGGAGAGTCCTATGTTATAAACGGTCATGTCTCTTTGATCCGATGAAGAGTGTTTGTTTTTTTATGGTCTATCACAAAAGGTTTTCTTTGACAAGAATGTCAATATCGCACATGAGCGATGTCATAGAAGACTTTAAAAAAGATGGATTTGAAGCTACTGGAATTGTAATTGGTGACGACAAAAGACAAGAGGAGTTTTGTTCTGACAGAGGAATAAAGCACTACATGTACCCTAACGATCCTCTTTCTTATAAGTTTCAGTTTTCATGGTTGACTTCTATTCACGCTCAAAAAGACTATATCTGTTGGATGGGCAGCAACAACCTTCATAGCCAGGAATATTGGGACAAGTGTAAAGAGAAGTTGTCTGGAAAAAAGACAGCTACGTTTGGGTCAAATAAGTTTGTTGTAATGAGTACTGACCCCAACAAAGATGAGACTTGCGTTTTCAATACAAGAGGAAAATATCTGGTTAGTTCTGGACAATTCTTCCTTACGTATTCTCTAGAAAATTCAGTAGACTTATTTAAGGTCTACAACAAGGATCAAACATTTGATTTTGACGGAAAAATTTTAGAGGAGATGACCAATAAGTGGGGGTGGGATATAATCGATTTGATATCAGAAGATCCAGAAGATTGTCTTGACATAAAAGACGATCTTAATATACATAGCTACGAATCTTATATTAGTAAAACTATTTACCCTAGGTATCTAAAAAGATCAGAGTTAATTAAAAAATACGTTCGCTTGCAAGAGTTGATTCAAGGTAAGTACGATGAATGAAGATGTTATTAAAATTGATCCCAACGGTACGGAAGGAGAAATCATTGATGTCGGTGGACTACAGATTATGCTTCCCAAGAAGCCGCCGAAAAAAGAGATCCTCTTTAGCGAAAAAACCAAAGATCTGCAAATGTGGGAAAGGATACCTATGCCAAACGAGCTGCGTAGGATTAAGTCTATGGATGAGTGGGGGGAGATGCCAAGGGAATTCCGTGAACGTTTCAGTCCATACATCGAAAAAGAGTTTAGGCGTAGACGTGATGGCGTTTGGTTTTACAACAACGGTGTGCCTACGTACATTACAGGTAGACACTACATGGCCCTACAATGGACCAAGTTCGACATAGGTTACCCTAATTTTCTTGACTTTCAAAGAAAAATATTTATACACCTGGCGGCATGTGAAGCGGACCAAAGATGTCTAGGACAGCTATATACTAAGTGCCGTAGAAGCGGATACACCAACATATGTTCTTCAGTAATTGTAGATGAGGCTTCTCAGGTTAAAGAAAAACTTCTTGGAATACAAAGCAAGACGGGTAAAGACGCACAGGAAAATATATTTATGAAGAAGGTTGTTTCTATGTTTAGAAATTATCCATTCTTTTTTAAACCTATTCAAGATGGAACCACAAACCCTAGAATGGAGCTGGCTTTTAGAGAGCCTTCAAAAAAGATTACAAAGAAAAACAAAACAGCTCAGGTCGGGGATGCTCTTAACACAGTAATTAATTGGAAAAACACCACTAACAATGCGTATGACGGTGAAAAACTTCACATGTTATACTTAGACGAAGCAGGAAAATGGGAAAAACCTACAGACATAAGAGACGCCTGGAGGATTCAGAGGACATGTTTGATAGTCGGGCGAAAAGTAATCGGAAAGGCGCTCGTAGGAAGCACCGTAAATCCAATGAACAAAGGTGGAAAGGAGTACAAGGACCTATGGGAGGACTCGAATCCTATGGAGAGGAATTCGAATGGGAGGACTAGATCTGGGCTGTATAGGCTTTTTATTCCAGCTCAAGAATCATTAGAGGGCTTCTTTGATAAATATGGAAATCCAGTGTCAGAAGACCCACCTGATATTGTAGAGGGGTTAGACGGTGAGGGGATATCTATTGGGGCTAAGACGTATTTAAAGAATGAAAGAGAAGCTTTTAAGCAACAGCCATCTGAACTCAATGAGATTATAAGGCAATTTCCTTTTACCACAGACGAGGCGTTTAGAGACAGCATAGAAGGAAGTCTGTTTAATATCGGTCAGATATATGAACAGATAGATCACAACGACAACTTATTCCCTAACCCAGTTGTACAAGGAAATTTTGTATGGAAAGAAGGTCAAAAGGACACAGAGGTGCTTTTTAGGTCAGACCCTACTGGGAGATTTTACGTCTCTTGGCTACCCCCTAAGCATCTAAGAAACATTAAAAAGGAGTCATATGGAAAATTAATAGCTCCGAACGACATTATCGGATGTGGTGGAGTTGACAGCTACGATATAGACGCTACGGTAGACGGGAGAGGATCTAAAGGTGCACTCCATATGTACAACAAATTTCACATGGAGCATCCTTCAAACATGTTTGTTGTGGAGTATGCGTCTCGACCTCCGTTAGCTAAAATATTTTATGAAGACGTATTGATGTGTGCTTTTTTCTATGGATACCCTCTTCTTATTGAGAATAATAAATACGGAATAGCTAGGTACTTTGAAGAAAGGGGCTATGACGGATATCTTTTAGATAGGCCTAATCACCTTAAAGTTCCTGGGTCTACATCAAATGTTCGGACAAAAGGAGTTCCTTCTAACTCTAATGACGTTATTCATTCCCATGCTCAATCTATTGAAGCTTATATACACAACCACGTAGGTATAAACAGAGAAACAGGAGATACAGGAAAAATGTATTTCAATAGAACCCTAGAGGACTGGATAGGATTTAAAATAACAGATAGAACTAAATACGACCTCACTATTTCTTCTGGTCTTGCTCTTTTAGCGGCTCAAAAAGAAAAAACAAAAGAGGCTGCAAACTTTTCAGAAAAGAAGTTTTTTAGAAGACATAAGCCTATACGCAGAGTTTAATATATTTGCATTTCATAGGAAATAGTATGGCAAATAAATATTCTTCTAATTTTCCTGATCCACTTCTCCCAAAAGAAAAAAAAGAGATGAAGGAGTACGGCCTTAAATATGCTAAGGCTATACAATCTCAGTGGGGCAATGGGAGCGACTATAATTCTTTATTTAGAAAGAGAAGAAAGGTTTTTGACAGAAATAGAGATTATGCTAATGGAACACAAGACACAACCATTTACAAGCAAATTCTTACATCTCTTGATCCTAACAACGGTGACGGCAGCCTTATTAATCTTGATTTTACCCCTGTCCCTATTTTATCGAAGTTTGCTAGGATTGTTGTCAATAAAATCTTATCTAGAGACCCATATCCAAACCTTGAGGCGGTAGACCCTCTTTCTTCTTCTGAAAAGAATAGAAAAAAGAAGAAAATTAACCTTCAAGTTCAAGCTAGAGAGCAGTTAAAAAAGCTTAAGGAGCAGACTGGAATGGTCATAGATATGGACCCAGATAAAGTTCCAGAAACCCTAGAGGAGGCAGAAATACTATTTGACACTAACATCAAGACGGACGCAGAAGTAGCGGCTCAGATTGGAACAAACATGACGTTGGAGTGGAGTGATTTTAACGACTCTACGTATAGAAGGTGTGTTAATGATCTTGTCGCTCTTGGAATGGCTGTGACAAAAAGAAGCAACGACCCTACATACGGCATTTCAGTAGAGTACGTAGACCCAGCCAACTTTATACATAGCTATACGGAAGACCCTTCTTTTTCAGATCTTATATATGCAGGTCATGTAAAAAGAATAAGTATTGCAGAACTAAAAAGACTTGCAGGAGATCAGTTTTCTGAAGATGAATACAAGAAGATACAGACCCTGGCAACAAGGAACAATACAAGCGGAGGACCATACGACTCCACCTATGATAGGCTCTCAGAGAGATACAACATGGGGTATGACGAGTATATGGTAGAGATACTAGAGTTTGAGTTTACGTCTACGGACACCAACTACTACGAAGAAAAAAGAAACCGATTCGGTAACACAAACTTCTACGACAAAGGAAGTAGCTATAAAGAAAAGACAAACAGTGTGTTTTCTAGGACTCCACACAAAATGGAGATAATGAATGTGTATAGCGGGACCTATATCATGGGGTCTGACTACATATTTGATTATGGTCTAAAGACCAATATGCCAAGAAATGTACACGATATAAGCAAAACCAACCTTTCATTTTCTCCTGTTGCAACAAACATCAGGAATATGATTCCTAAATCAATGGTTGACGGGTGTGTAGGCTTTGCAGATATGTTGCAACTGACCCACCTTAAAATACAACAATCTATAGCTAAGGCAAAGCCTGATGGTCTCATAATTGATATTGAGGGCTTAGAAAATGTTCAGCTTGGAAAGGGTGGTGAGTTGGAACCTCTTGATCTTCATGACATTTACGAACAAACAGGTGTCTTCTATTATAGAAGTAAAAATCCTGAGGGCGGATTCCAAAACCCGCCAGTTCGAGAGATTGGAAATAGCATCAGAAACATTAACGAGCTTATTGGGCTGTATAATCATTATCTTCGCATGATTCGTGATGCCACTGGTATAAATGAGGTTATGGACTCATCTTCTCCTAAGAGTGAAGCTCTAGTTGGCGTTCGTGAGCAAGCACTAGCAGCTGCAAATAATGCCATATATGACATAACTAACGCGGCATCTATACTTTATAAAAAGGTTTGCTCAGACATAGTTAAGTGTCTTCAAATACTCCCAGAAGACTCTGTTGTTTCAAATCTTTACAAGAACGCTATTGGAAAAAAGAATGTAGAAATTCTTAGCTCTTTCAGTATGCTGCCCATGTACAATTTTGGAGTTACGGTTCAAAAAGAGATGGAGGATACAGAGAAAGCATACTTGGAGCAAAACATACAAATCTCTTTGTCTCAAAAAGAATTAGATATTGAAGACGCCATGTCTATTAGGTCAATGAAAGACATAAACCAGGCAGAAAGGCTTTTAATTCTTAGGAGAAAAAAGAGAATGGCTAGAAATCAGCAGATAGCTCAGCAAAATATTCAAGCTCAATCTCAGGCCCAAATAGAGGCGACTCAAGCTCAATCTCAAATGAAAGCTCAAGAAATGCAGCTTGATTCTCAGCTTACAGCTCAGGAGTTGCAGCTAAAAAATCAGCTTGAGATTCAACTTGAAACTGTTAAGCATGAGTTTAGAAAAGAAATTGAGACTATAAAAGCTCAAGCCACTCTTGGATTTAAGGAGGATGATCAAGAGTTTAGACAAAAGCTGGAAGTCCTTAAAGAAGAAGGGAAGGATCGTAGAATAGACAAGCAATCTGACAATCAGCAAGAAATGATGGAAAAGAAAGAGGGATCGGAAACAGAAAACATTATGGAATATGGCGAATAAAATAAACCTTGACGTATCAGAAAGGCTTGATATTACTTGCCGAAAAGGTGACACCTTTAGGTTTCAGATAACTATATCTAACTCAGAAAATACATCAAAAGAGGATTTGACTTTAGATAAGTTCTCTATGCAGGTCAGAGGAAAGGCTAATCAAGAAGGTCTAACTGGTCTGCTTCTTTCTACTAATCCAGAGCAAGTTTCTGTAGATAGCGGACCTGATAATCCAGCTCTTCCTCTTAAAGGTATTACTTTGACGCCTGGCGTAATCCCGATAAGCCTTGATAGAGGTTCTAATGTTGTAAGCTCGGCAACTTACGGTGTACTTTCCATATCAGTTGACGCTAACCTAATGTCAGATGTTGTATCTGGAAGATACGTGTATGACATTCAAAGAAGCAGTAATCTATCTGGAGAACAGAAGACTATACTTCAAGGAAACTTTACTGTAAACGACGATATATCTGAGGTTGGTAACTGATAATTATTGCGATGTCTTCTATAAACGTTACCTCTCCATCTACATTAAATGTAAATATAACTTCTTCTGGATCAAACAGAGTTAATGTTTCTTCATCTAGTCCTGAAAACGACTTAGAGATAATTTCCAGTGGGTTTTCTGGTCAAAGAGGATCCACAGGAGTCACTGGTCCTACTGGTGCCACAGGTGCCACAGGTGTTGGTGCGACTGGTGCTACTGGTCCGACGGGCCCCACTGGACCCACGGGGGCTACTGGAGCTGATTCTACGGTTGCAGGCCCCACGGGTCCCACGGGTCCCACGGGCTCCACAGGCCCTACAGGCGCTACGGGTGCAGCAGGCACGAACGGTACGGATGGAGCTACTGGTCCCACTGGCCAAACAGGTCCGACGGGCCCCACGGGAGCCGCAGGCACAAACGGGACCAATGGCGAGGACGGAGTCACAGGCCCAACTGGCCCCACTGGACCCACTGGACCGACAGGTGCTGCAGGCACGAACGGTACCGACGGAGCCACTGGACCGACAGGCCCTACAGGCCCCACAGGCGCTACAGGTGCGGCTGGAGCTGATTCTACGGTTGCAGGTCCAACAGGCCCTACTGGCGCTACAGGCGCTACGGGCGCGGCTGGCACTAATGGAACAAACGGTGTTGACGGAGCTGATGGAGTGACTGGCCCCACAGGTCCTACTGGTGCATCTGGCACAAACGGCACTAATGGTGTTACAGGCGCTACGGGACCAACTGGTCCAACGGGGGCTGCTGGAACAAACGGAACAAACGGCACTGACGGAGCCACGGGAGCCACGGGTCCGACTGGTCCGACAGGTGCCGCAGGCACGAATGGCACTAATGGAGTAGACGGAGCTACAGGCCCAACAGGCCCGACTGGACCTACTGGGGCTGCGGGATCCAATGGAACAAACGGTACTGATGGAGCTACAGGCCCTACGGGTGCTACAGGTCCGACTGGTGCTGCAGGTACGAACGGCACCAATGGTACCGACGGAGCCACGGGAGCCACGGGACCCACGGGTCCGACGGGTGCTGCAGGTACAAATGGCACCAATGGTGTCGATGGATCCACAGGGGCTACTGGCCCTACGGGCCCTACGGGTGCCGCTGGTGCAGACTCTACTGTAGCAGGTCCGACTGGTCCGACTGGTCCGACTGGTCCGACAGGTGCTGGGGTTACTGGTCCGACGGGACCTACTGGCCCATCAGGAACAATACTAAACTACGCCCGTCTTAGGATGAGTAGCACCGTCCTTAATGGAGGCGCTAGTGCTCAGGACTTTAACAGCACGACTTATGTGGTGGCTAAGTTTGACGTGGAAGAAGACAACGAGGGTACAGAGCTAACAAGCGACACGGTAACAGACAATAAGATTACTGTAGCAAGCGCTGGTCACTATAGGATGTCAGCAGCTATAACATTTACGTCGTCATCTGCGCGTGTTACCCCCTCAGTTTCATTTAACATTAATCAAGTTAGGATTATTGGTGAGGCGTATGGATACATTCGTGCGACAAACGGGCAGAACGAAAATGCTTGTAACATTACTAGAGTTATAGCCCTTAGTGCTGGCGATGAGATACAGGTATGTGCTCACGATACATCTACTGTAAATGGATCTTGCTTTGCTGTTGAGGCAATCTTTGAGGTTGAAAAACTAGCCCCTGGAATAGTGGGGGCTACAGGAGCGACAGGGCCAACGGGTCCAGCAGCGGGCTTAGCAGGGGAAGTTCTTGAAATAGAGCTATCAGATGTAGCCTTAACAAACGGAGTTTATGAGGGTCTCATAATGAAGTATGGGTCTTCTACTTTGTCTAGTACTGTTGGAAAAGTTTATGTCTACACATCTAGCGGATGGTCTGCAGCCGATGCATCAGCGGCGTCCACTACAAAAGGAACTCTCGGGTTGAATCTAGGAACTAACTCAGGAACGGATGGGTTGATTACCCAGGGGTTTATAACAACAAGCGCTTACAACACTGCTGGCTGGACAGCTGGAGATGTTTTATACTTAGACGTTAACGCTGAGCAAATGACAAATGATGTTTCTTCATTTGTCCAGAACGATTGCGTTAGGGTGTTAGGGCAATACATTGGTTCAGGATTGGTGCACTTTAATCCATCAGCTGACTACATTGAACTTGCGTAATGCCAGATATAAACGGATACAACGGAATCGACATGGCAAACATTGCATCTATAAATGGACAAACTGTAGAAACAGGAGGAGGCGGTTATGCTACATCAACAACAGGTCTTCTTGTTTGGGGCTATGATGGCGCTCCGAGTGAACCAATTTCCGCTGACTTGTTTGTAGGGGGTGCACCCCCTCCATCTAGCTATCAAGTATGGACTGGAAGTAGTTACCCTGTAAAGAAAATGGATTTTACAAGGTATGGTAGCTACATCCTTGATACAAACGGAGACTTATATAGTGCTTCTCCAAGCACTAGTTATAACTACATTGGCAGGAATTCTAGCACTGGCAGTGCTACAAGTTTTCAATTAGCAAGAACAGGTGTAGATGATATGGCTGCAACTATTCAAGGGTGCATAACGATTGAATCTGGTGAATTGCACTACACTGGTGCTAACATGAGGTACTACCTCGGTACCACAGTGAACTCATATCAAACCTGGACTCAGCTTGGAACCGACACAGACTGGATCTCTATTGATACTCAGACTGCTTTTCCTTACGGAGTAGCTGCAGTTAAAGGACCAACTGCTACTACAGGAAAGCTATACGTTAGTGGGTACCATAATAATGGTAGGCTTGGAAACGGCCTTACAAGTGGAACTACAGAAACACCCGCCTTAAGCAAAACAGATGCTACAACAAATTTTGAAGAGTTTGTAGCTCGAGTTTCTTTTGGTCAGCACAACCTAGGTGTTGTTACGCAAAGTGGCGAATTCTATACCACTGGGTGGGGAAACTATGGAAATACAGGAAGCGGAGTTTCAACTAATAATATATACATGACGCAAATTGGCACTGACACAAACTGGGAGTCGTGTTGGATGGGAAACTTTGGGGGAATCGCTATTAAAGGTGGCCAGCTCTATGGCTCATCATCTAGTACATCCTATCTAAGAATTTATACTGGAATGACCGCAAATAGAACATTTCAACTTATTAATAGTGACACTGATTGGGAAGAGATACAGGGCTTCAGATTTACATATACTTACGATGGCGACTTCCAAGGTTGCTTATTTAAAAAGAACGGTGTCTGGGGAATTCAAGCTAGGAACGATGGGTGGAATGGAGATAAAGTAGATAACGATACGATGAATTCATTTACCTCATTTCAAGATGCAACAAAAATCACAAATGCAATTGGTTCAGGATTGACTGTAGATCATGCAGGTATAATATACAATCAACAAAGTCCTAACTCACAAAAGGTAGGCATTGTACTTCACGTAAGATAATGGCAAGCTATACAATAACAATATCCTCAGAGGAAGATCTGCAAGAGTTTTGGTACGATGCCAGCGCTCCGAATTTTTCTTTTTCTTATAATGAGCAGTCTTTAGAAGAGTGTTCTCAACAAGGAGATGGGACTTGGACAGCAACGTATGAAACAATAGAGCTAACTGAGATAAGCACGTTCACTTATCTTGTTGATGGCTCTTCAGACACAACGATTACTTTATATCCAGGAGAGTATGGCGTAAAGCCTTGACATTAGTCTCACTAAAACTCTTATTGTTTTGTTTTTATATTTGCATTTATGAAATGTAAAAAATCTTACAAATCTGGGGGGAAAACTCCTGCATGGACTAGGAAAGAGGGGAAGAACCCTTCTGGAGGCCTGAATAAAAAAGGTGTTGCTTCATATCGACGAGCAAATCCTGGTAGCAAACTTAAAACAGCGGTTACTACAAAGCCTTCTAAACTTAAAAAGGGAAGCAAAGCTGCATCTAGAAGAAAGTCTTTTTGTGCAAGAATGACAGGCATGAAGAAAAGAAGAACTAGCGCTAAAACCGCCCGCGACCCAAACTCACGAATAAATAAATCACTTAAAAAGTGGAACTGCTAATGATAAACCCTGACGCCCTTACACAGTTTGAGCTGCTTACTATGGTTGGCGCCTTAATAGGAATGTGGTTAAAATTTCAAAACGATTTTACGACCTTGAAGTCTAGAGTCAAGGTTTTGGAGATGGATCACGGCGATCTCAAGGCAAACATTGAAACCCTGCTTAAAGAGCTTCAAGAGATTAAGCTTTTGCTTGCAAAAAACCAAGTGCAGTGAATGCCGTCAAGAAAAATAAAGGTGGCAAGCTTGATGTAAGCAACAAAAAAGTATCTGTACCTCCTCCAAGCGGTTATCACTGGATGGAGGATAGAGGTAGGTATTTCCTGATGAAAGGGGACTACAAACCTCATCCTGGGGCAGTAGAGAGTGCTCACTTTAAGATAGTAAATCACTCATGAGGGTAAAGAAGTACAAGAAGGGAGGTACCGTCAAGGACGCTTGCTACCACAAGGTAAAGGCTGGCGAAAAGGTTTTCCCGTCAGCATACGCCAGCGGTAGGATTGCTAAGTGCAGGAAGATGGGCGCTTCAAACTATGGTAAGGGCAAAAAGAAAAAGTAATGGCAGTACGCAAGACTGAGAAGGGTGCAGCCCTGAGAAGGTGGTTTAAGGAGGAGTGGAAGACCCCGAAAGGCAAGGAAGGGTACAGCGGATCTGACAGGACGTTTCGCCCTACAAAGCGCATCAGCAAAGAAACTCCTACAACTTGGTCAGAGCTAACCCCAGGTGAAAAGAGAGCGGCAGCCAAGGAGAAACGAGAAAAGGGTAGGGTCTCTAGATACAAGAAAAAAAATAAGACTGCGCCAAAAGCCAAGTCGGGTATGAGAGTTATCAAAAAATAACAACATATATTTGCAAAAATAAATAACTAAAAATGGCTACCACAACCGCAACTCTTACGCTTAGCAGTGCTGACCTCACTGGAGATGCACTGTCGCTCTCAACGACCGCTACTCTGACTCAAGCGGGCAACACCACTGGCTTGGATCAGACAACAGGTGTGGCTCGTAAAACTTATGCAACGGCTCAAACGGCTGCAAACCTCTTGGCTGCAGCTGACTACAGTGACGATCTTGCCCATAAGGTTTATATTAAAAACATCAGCACCAATGCGGCTGAGTTCATTACCATTGAATTCGATGGAGCAACTGATGTACTTAACAT